ACCTTATTAATAATTTGGATGATGTTCCCGTTGAATTGAAGTGGTTGATTGATACAACTGAAAAGTGGTGTCGTGATCGTGCAATTTATCTTGCACTTATGGAATCAATTCTCATTGCTGATGGTAAAGATGAAAAGAAGAATAGGGATAGTATTCCTTCTATTCTTTCCGATGCTCTTTCTGTAAGTTTTGATAATCACATTGGACACGACTATCTTGAAGATTATGAAGCACGATACGAGTCTTATCATAAAAAGGAGGATAAAATTGAATTTGATCTTGAATACTTTAATAAAATCACGAAAGGCGGTCTCCCTAACAAAACTCTTAATATCGCTCTTGCTGGTACGGGCGTCGGGAAGTCTCTATTCATGTGCCATGTGGCTAGCTCCGTCTTGCTCCAAGGGAGGAACGTTCTGTACATTACAATGGAAATGGCAGAAGAACGCATTGCTGAAAGAATTGATGCCAACCTCTTGAATGTTCCTATTCAAGATATTGTAGAACTTCCAAAGCAGATGTTTGAAACTAAGGTAACTAACCTTGCGAAGAAAACTCAGGGGACTCTTATAATTAAGGAGTATCCAACTGCGAGTGCTCATAGTGGACACTTTAAGTCACTTCTTAATGAACTTGCACTTAAGAAGTCATTTAGACCTGATATTATTTTCATTGATTACCTTAATATTTGTGCTTCCTCTAGGTATCGCGGAAACAGCACTGTCAATTCATATTCGTATATTAAAGCAATTGCTGAAGAGCTTAGAGGGTTGGCTGTTGAAGCAAACGTCCCTATCGTTTCTGCCACGCAGACCACTCGTTCTGGTTATGGTAGCAGTGATGTTGAACTCACTGATACTAGTGAGTCCTTTGGTTTGCCTGCTACTGCTGATCTTATGTTTGCCCTTATTAGTACTGAAGAGTTGGAGGACTTGGGACAAATACTTGTAAAACAACTGAAGAATCGTTATAATGATCCAACCATTCATAAGAGATTTGTGATTGGTATTGATAGAGCTAAGATGCGTCTTTATGACTGCGAACAGTCTGCTCAGAATGATATCCTTGACAATAAACAAGAAGAGGAGTATGATTTTGAGGAAAGAAAACCAAAGAAATCATTTGAGGGATTTAAGTTTTGACCTACTATTCGGTATTTGACAAGAATGGTAAAAAAATTGCCGATTGTGCAAGTATCCAAGATGCTATTATGCTTGTTGAAATGGATTCCACCAGAACCTATCGTCAGGCTAAACATCTAAATCCCGAGACAGTTAATGTTCCTCATGTAAGGTTGGATGATGATTTTCAACTTCCAGCACAGCAAATTTTACCTCAATCTGAATTAGAACCTTTTATTGTATGACTATTGATCTTAACAAGTATGTCGAGTTCGTTAACACGACTACCTCTCAACCGAGTAAAGAACACACCCCGTTCATCGATCGTCTCATGGAACTTCATGAGAATAAATTTCCTACCGAGCGACTGCTTACTGCTGCTGTAGGAATGTCTGCTGAGGCAGGTGAGTTTACCGAGATTGTCAAGAAGATTGTCTTTCAAGGCAAACCAGTGACTGAAGAAAATCTCTTTCACCTGAAACGAGAACTTGGTGATATTATGTGGTATGTTTCTCAAGCCTGCATTGGACTTGATATTTCTATCGAAGAAGTAATTCAAATGAACTTTGAGAAACTGAGTGCTCGTTATCCTGAAGGTGCATTTAGTATCGAACGATCTGAAAACCGTGTGGAGGGAGACCTGTGATCCAATTTGATGATATGGAACTTATGCAACTTCAGTTTTGTATGAGTCAAACCAAAAACCAAATGTCTATGGGTGGAGAAATCCGACGACATGCTTCTATCACTCAAAAGATTGTGGAAGAAATGCAACGCCGCAAAGAAGCAACTGGTGCCTATACTCCAGAAGGTGTTATGCGTCAACTTGAAGAACAAATTGCTAAACTGGAGGGAGACCTGTGACTAAAGAAAAACAAGTAACAATTAAACTTGATGCTCGTGCAGCAGCTGCAGTTCGTCAAGTCCTGTTTGATGCTCAAAAAGGATACACCTATGATGAGGTAAGTATTCCTCCTCGTATTGTTGATATTCGTTCAACCATTCAACAACTTGATGATAGTATTGGTGCCGTTATTGGTGCTTAATAAATAAATTACCCTTCGGGGTTTCTTGGGGATATAGCTCAGTTGGTAGAGCACTTGATTTGCATTCAAGATGTCAGGAGTTCGAGTCTCCTTATCTCCACTTCTAAATATAAAAAGAACAGTAAATTATCCATAATGTCGGATTCTGAGGTGCTATTAGCAGTAAACTCTGTACTTAAAGGATACGAAACTAAAGTTGTTAAAGCTGGTGCAAAGGTTGATAAGATTCGTGTGGTCGCTTCTCAGAGAGCAGAGGTTCAGGATAAAATATCTCAAGAACTAAAGAAGAAAAGAATTAAATATGTAAATGAAGTTGACAAAAGTGAATCATCCTTTCCAGTCACTAAGATTTCATTATCAAATTCTATTATTAAACTAATATACAAAAAAGGTGCGGGAGGAGGATCTGGAGCAGGAGCAGCACTTACTAAACTTGCAGAATCTTCACAAGCACTTTATGCTGCTTTAGCATTTAATGTTCTCAAAAGAGAAATAACAAATGCTGATGTGACAAAGGAAAACTTTCAAAAAGCACTTTCTACAACAGACACTGATGAAAAGTTTGAAAGTATGATTAACAATCTACCCGATGACTGGATTAATTCATCGATTGCTGGTGCAAACGCACTGTTTAGAAAATATAAAGGAAAGGGTAAATTTACTTTTCATAGGGGTTCTAAAACAGTTGATGCTATTGAAAAAACTTTTACTACAATCAATAGAACCGAAGGTGCTTTTGGTAACTTGAATAAGTGGAGTCCTGCCGACATTTACATGGTTGGTGATGGATTTAATGTTTCCGAATTACAATCTGAAAAAACTTTAAAGGGTCTCAATGAGAAGATGTTTGAGTACATCCAGAATAATCAACTCATTGGTGTATCACTGAAGAAAATTACAGGATCTGCTAAAATTTCTAAGAAAAATTTTCCTACAGATAAAAAAATAGTAACCGCTGAGTTTAGAGGAACTACTACAAATATGGATGCAATGGATGGTTACATTCAATGGGGAACAGCAAATACCGAAAAAATTCAATTTAGAAGTTTTGGTGGAGAAACTTCTTTGACTGGATGGCAGGGAGAAATAAAAGGTGCATCGGCAAACCAAGGAAAAATTTCTCTTGGTCCAATTAACTTCATCTTGAAAAGACATGGATTGAATCAACTGCCAGAATCTAATGTGTCTGCAAGATTAGCAGAGCAAAATTCAGATTCTCATGCTAAAGATATTGCTAAGATGATGGTGCAGTATGGACTTGTAAAGCAAAACCAATTAGATGAAACTGTTTCTACAATACAAATGAAATCAAATAAATATCGTTATTCAAAGTATCTTGTAATGAAACTTTTGACAACGATGGAAAAAGCAAAGAATGATGTTAAACATGAAGTCGTAAAAGATTTTTATTTGTACGCAAGTTCTCAAGCAACTTATTCTGCTCCGTATATTAAATTAGAATAAATATAAGTATACTATAAAACAATATGAAGAGTTTTTTCCAATTTCTAACTGAGGCAAAGGAATCGCAGGCATCTATGCAGGCGAGGAAGTTAAACCTCAAGAGTGATGGTCACGGCGGATGGTATGATTCCCGTGGAGAGTTTGTTGCGAAAACTGAAGGTGGAAAACTCAAGTTTTATGATAAGGGACAAAAGGTTGGAGAAAAGGACCAACCAAAAGAACCCGCAGAAAAGGCAAAACCAGCACCAAAAAAAGCAACTGCAAAACCACAACCAACTACGGCACAGAAGAAAACACCTGCAGCAGATGAAGAAGGTGGTGGAGAAATCAGTGATACTCTGACTGTTGTATTTGGTCGTTTTAATCCACCAACAGTAGGACACGAAAAACTTCTTAAGTCTGCAGATAGGATTTCTGTAGGTGGAGATTTGAAGATTTATCCTTCAAGAACTCAGGATCCTAAAAAGAATCCTCTTGACCCTGATATGAAGATTTCGTTTATGAAGAAAATGTTCCCTGACTATGAGGAGAACATTATTAATGATGACGAGATGAAGTCAATCTTTAATGTTTTGATTGCAGCAGCAGAAGTAGGATATGCAAATGTAAATATTGTTGTAGGTTCTGATAGACAAGCAGAGTTTGAGAACCTTGCTCAGAAATATAATGGAGACCTTTATGATTTTGATTTGATTCGTGTAGTTTCTGCTGGTGTCCGTGATGCAGATGCTGAAGGTGTTGAGGGAATGTCTGCATCCAAGATGAGAAAGGCAGTTGTGGATGATGACTTTGAATCATTCCGCAAAGGAACTCCTAAGACACTTGATGATGGTGATGCTCGTTCATTATTTGATGCAGTCCGTCAAGGAATGGGTGCTAAGAAATCCAAGAAAGTTTCTGAGTTGTGGCAGATTGCTCCTAAGTTTGATATGTGGAATCTTCGTGAACATTATGTCACCAAGAAAATCTTTAGAATGGGTGATGTTGTAGAAAACTTAAATACTGGATTGGTTGGTGAAATTATTCGTAGAGGTGCAAATCATCTCATTTGTGTAACTGAAGAAGGTTGGATGTTTAAATCTTGGATTAAAGATGTGATGGAAGCAGAAGTTCCTTCTAAGAATCTTAAAACTCTTGTTAAGAAGGCAGTGAATAGAGTAGATAATAATATTGATGGATTTGTGGATAAGAAAGATCCTAAAGTTGGTCCTTATGGTGCGTTCATTCCCCAAGCAAGAAATGTTCCTAAGAACTTCAAGGAAACATACCAAGAGGTGAGAGTTGAAAGAAAGATGAGAGTTCCTAGAAAACCAAATACTTTGGTTGGAACTGGTGGATACTTTAAGTATGCTGCTGATATGACACCTGGATTTGAGAAAGGAGATAAAACAAATCTTCAGTATGGTGCAAAACCTTATAGTGGTTATAAACAAATCAAGGAATTCATAAATAAGTATAAGGTCAAGAAGTAACACACTTATACTTATGTCAATGAACATCCTTAACGATATCTCTGCTGTTTATATGGAGCAGGTTGCAGAGTCTGCTGTTCCTGGTAAACCAGCGGAAAAACTTGGTGCTGTAACTGCTATTCCTAAGTCTGAGCAGGAAGCAGCAAGAGAAAGGTTGCTTGCAAAGGCAAAAGCAAAGCGTGAGAAGATGAGTGAGGCAGTAAAGGGTGCTGACCCAGAGATGAGAAAAGCAGCATCTGATGAAAGAAGATCAGGTGATAAGAGACTTTCTCATTCTAAAGGAAAAGGTTATGCAGACCAACAAAAGCAACAAATTTCTTATATGGATAAACTGACCAAAAAGAATAAAAATGTGGTTGGATTAGTAACTAAAGAAGCACTTGATCCAGTAGGTAAAGAGGATTCTGATATTGATAATGATGGTGATAGTGATAAGTCGGATAAGTATCTTTTAAATCGCAGAAAGGTTCGTGGTGCTGCGATTGCTAAGAAGAAAGGAATGAAGGAATCATCACACTATGATCCTATGGAGGATCCTGACTTTGACCACGATGAAGCAGAAGAAAATAGAGGAGTATCTGGGAAGAATAATCCTAAGGGCGGTAAAGCATTAGGTAAGAAAAAGAAGAATGTAAAGGAAGGATTCTCAAATTGGAGACAAGACCTTTCTGAGGTTATGGATGATATTGAAGCAAATAAGGAAATCAAAGAAAAGAAGGTTAATAATAAGATTAAGATTAACCCAGAAATGAAAGAAGCAGTTGAGGAAATTGGTGCAACTTTGATTGAAATGGTTGAAGTTGATGAGTTTGATTATATTGTTGAGAGTGTATATGATGAACTTCTTGAGGAAGGTTATGAAGAAGATGATATTGAAGAAGCAATTGAGTATGCACTGACTGAAGCAAAGGTTACATTTGGTCACGATACTCCAACCAAAAAAGATGATGTAATGAAGAAGGCAAAGGGTCGTCTGAGATTTCTTGGTAGAAAGGTAGGTGAAAAAATTGGTGCTGCTAAGAAAGCAGCAACATATGCATCAGCAAAAGCACAAGTTGCTGCATATAATAAAGGTAGAGAAGTAGCACAAACTGCTGGTGATAAAACCAGAAAGGTACGTCAAGCAGTTGCTGATGCTCCTGGAAAGGCAAAGAAGGGATTTAAGGGTGCTGTCAAAAAAGCAGCACAAAAAGTTGTTGATCGTATGAGTGAAGAAACTGAGATTGAAGAAGGAATTGGAATGACTATGGTTAAGGCAGTAGGAAATCCTCCTGCTCTCAGCAAAAGAATGAAACTGAAGCAAGCACTTCTGAATAGAGAAATTAGAAAGAATGCTGCCGAAAACAAAAAGAAATCATATAGTGGTAAGGCAGCAACTAATGAAGAAGTAGAGCAGATTGATGAGAAAGCACTCTCTAAAGCACAACAACGATTTATGGGAATGGTTTATGCTGTAAAGAAAGGTGATATGGCAGCACCATCACCTGAAGTTGCAAAGGCAGCTGCTTCAATGACTGGAAAAGAAGCAAAGGATTTTGCTAAAACCAAGCATAAGGGACTTCCAGAAAAGAAAGCAGTTAAAGAGGCTACATCTGAAATGCCAATGTCACCTCAAGAACTTAATCTTCAGAAGAGAAAGAGTGCAATTGATGTAATGATTGCCAAAAAAAGACAACAAGAATTTAGAAAGTCCAAATAAAGTTGATATATAGAATGTATAATTGAGGTAAATTATGTTAGGATTTTTACTCCCTCTCGCATCAAAGGTAATTACTGATGCCGTTAACAAAATTCCAGAAAACGAAGAACTCGGTGAGAAGCTGGTTGAGATCTGTCTTGTTATCTTGGGTAAAGCGGTTAAGCTGACCAAAACTGATATGGATGATCAACTTCTTGAGGTTGTTACAAAGGCAATCAGAGCAAGAGAAGAATCATAAAAATAATTTGATTACTTTTAGAGAGACTCTTAAAAACAAGGGTCTCCTTTTTTATAAATATTCATAGCAAATAATTTTTTTACGGAAGAGAAACATGGCACTCTGGGGAAATAACGATGCAGTAGGTGCTGGTGGTACGGTATCATTAAACTATTCCACTGGTGTTGTAACTGGAAGTGGAACCACTTTCGGACAAGTTGGTGCTGCTGCAACCGGTGATGTGATTCGTTTTGGTGATCGTGCTGGGACTTATTATGGTGATGCTGTTATTGTTGGCATTGCAAGCACTACACAACTCACCATCGGATCTACTGCTGGACTGAGTGGGGTTGCAATCGCAGGAACAACATTTACAGTCTCTCAACTTCCTAAGTACACTATTCTTGATTCTAAGTATAGTGAAGCATTATATGGAACTGAAGATTCATTCGTATATGGTGTTGCTGAAGGTGGAATGACGGCAGCAACTGGAACATCCTATGCACTGACTCATGAGGGTTGGGTTGGAGTTACTACTTATGTTGATGCTAGTGGATCTTTGAGAGTTAAGTCTGAAACTCTTGTTGCGATGTCTGGTATCACTACCGGAAACGCACCAGTATTCCCACCTGCATGATAATATATGATCTTTAATGAATTGAACGAGGACAATTTCCTCCTTTTTGCAATTAAGAATTATGAGAATCCTCAGGCTGTAACAAAAGAAGATTTTGATAAAGATCTAAATCATTTCAAATATATCAAAAGACTTTTGAAACGATATAAGAATACGGGGGAACTTAAGGTTCCCCTTTTGATCAATCATTTTATTGTTCTGTATAATATATTTGGTGAAGCAGCAACTCCAATGTTGTTTTTTAAGATTGAGAGAGAACTCTGGTCTACAATGAAAACATTCGTATTGTTTCTAAACAAAATACCAGAGTATCCAAAATGTTATCTTCACGATATTCCGGTAGATTTAGATTGTTTAAAAGAACTCCAGAAGATTTTTAAATCAAATGAACAAGCTTGATAGAATTATTAAAATAATTCGTGAGCAGATGGTCGCAAATGCTCCTGGTACTTCTGGTGGATTCAGTGGTTCGGCAGATCCAAAGGGTCCAGTTGCCGGTTATGATCCAACTATGAAAAGAAAGAGGTATGTTAAAGGTGGAATTGGTAGCAGAAAACGCTGGTTAGATTACCTAAATTCCTCCAATGGCAGAAGAAGTTAAGATTGCAGTATTAGAACAAAAACTAGAAGATGTAAAAGATATTATTATCAAAATTGATAATGCAATTGAAAAATTAAGTGAAGTAAATAGTAATGTGAGTAAGATGCTCGCAGTACATGAAGAAAAAATCAGTAAACAAGAAGAGATCGACAACATACTCTTTGATAAAATTGACAAACTCCGTGATAAAGTTGACAGCAATTATGACAGTATTGTGTCAAGAGTACAGTCGATAGAAAAAAGAGTGTGGATGGCAATAGGTGCTTTGACATTGCTTTCCTTTATGATAAGAATTCCTGCCGCACTCAAGATCTTGACGCCACAACCCCAAGCATCTATAATAAAACAACTAGACTTTAAGGTTTGATTATGGTAGGTGTGTATTGCTACTATAAAAATTCTAAACCAATTTATGTTGGTTGTAGTGTAAATTTAGAAAGACGAAAAAAGCAACACAAATATAATAATAGATTTTTAGATTGTGATTATAAAATATTAGAAGAAACTACGGCAGAAATGTTGTATGAACGAGAAAGATATTGGATAAAAAAACTTAACACTTACAGGAATGGGGAAAACAAGGTAATCCATAACAATATGGATATGCCTGAAGTTAGAGAAAGATTATCTCAAATGATGAAAAAAGATAATCCTATGAAACCTGGTATTACTAATAGAGGTAGTTTTGTAAAAGGACAAAAACCAATTATCACAGAGGAAAGAAATAAAAAAATAAGTGAAAAAATGAGGGGAAAAAATAACCCTATGTTTGGTAAGAAAGGTGGATTTAATCATATAAATTCTACTTTAAAAACTTGCGAAAAATGTGGTAAAGTCATTAGTCCTGGTAATTATTCCAGATGGCATGGTAAAAATTGTAGACAGGAGGATTGATGGATTATATTGACCAAAAATATATTATGATGATTTCTTCTAGACTTCAGAAATTTAAAAAAGTAAAACCAGGTCTCTACAATTTTAGGTGCAATATTTGTGGAGATTCTCAGAAGAACAAGAATAAAGCACGAGGATACTTATATCAAGTCAAGAGTAATACAAACTTTAAATGCCACAATTGCGGTCTGAATATATCTTTTAATAACTTTCTAAAACAAATAGACATAAACACTCACAAACAATATACGTTTGAAAAATTTAAAGAAGGAACTACTGGCAAAAACTTTGTTGTTGATGAACCAGAGTTTAAGTTTGAAACTCCCAAGTTCAAACCAAAGTTGGATCTGCCAAGAGCATCAGAAAATCTTGATGCAAGAACATATCTGGAAAGAAGAAAACTAAACCCTTATAAATTTTATTACACCAATCAATTTAAATCGTGGACAAATTCTCTAAAAGATGTCTTCGACGATACAACTAAAGATGAACCTAGGATTATTATTCCTTTGTTCTATCAAGATACACTTGTTGGATTTCAAGGAAGAGCACTTGGTCCTAGCAAGGTTAAATACATTACTGTGATGCTTAATGATGATGCACCAAAAATCTACGGTCTCGATGAAGTTCAAAAGGACAAAACTGTATACATTACCGAAGGACCATTTGACTCAACATTCATTCGCAATGCGTGTGCTATGTGCGGAGCTGACGCTGATATTAGTAACTGGGGGATTAACAATCCTGTTTGGATCTATGATAACGAACCACGAAATGCAGAAATTACAGCAAGAATTTCCCGTACAATCGACAAAGGTGATAAGGTCGTAATTTGGCCTACAACAATAAAAGAAAAAGATATCAATGATATGGTTCTATCTGGACTTGATGTTCAATCTGTGATAGAATTAAATACTTACTCTGGTTTAGAAGCAAAACTCAAATTTACTACTTGGAAGAAAATATGAGCAACGGTTTAAAGGTTAAAAAAAGAAATGGGTCTATTGAGAGTATTGACCTAGATAAGATGCATGTGATGGTTGAAGAGGCATGTAAGGGTCTTGCAGGGGTCTCTGCGAGTCAAGTTGAGATGAAGTCTGGTATTCAATTTTATGATGGAATTACTACGGCAGAGATTCAAGAAATTTTGATCCGTGCTGCTTCAGATCTGATTGATCTTGATCATCCCAATTATCAGTTTGTTGCTGCTCGTCTGCTTCTTTTTGCGGTTCGTAAGCAACTTTATGGAAAGATGAAAGAACTTCCTACTCTGGAACAACACATTATTGATTGTGTTTCCGCAGAAGTTTACGATAATGACATTTATAGTAAGTATTCTCAAGAAGAGATTGCACGTGCTGATTCATTTATTGATCATCATCGTGACTTCTTATTCACTTATGCAGGTCTACGTCAGGTCGTTGATAAGTATCTTGTGCAAGATAGAAGCAGTGGTGGTGTATATGAAACCCCACAGTTTATGTACATGATGATTGCTCTGACCATCTTTGCAGATTATCCAAAAGAAACCCGTCTCTCTTACGTTAAGAGGTATTATGACGCAATCTCAAAACACAAAATCAACATTCCCACACCTATCATGGCGGGGGTTAGAACTCCACTTCGACAATTTGCTAGCTGTGTTCTTGTTGATGTTGATGACTCCCTCGATTCTATCTTTAGCTCTGATATGGCAATTGGCAGGTATGTTGCACAAAGGGCGGGCATCGGTATCAACGCAGGTCGCATCAGGGGCATCAACAGTAAGATCAGAGGTGGAGAAGTTCAGCACACAGGTGTTATCCCATTCCTCAAAAAGTTTGAAGCAACTGTCAGATGCTGCACTCAAAATGGCATCCGTGGTGGATCAGCAACTGTCCACTTCCCAATCTGGCACCAAGAAATCGAAGACATTCTAGTTCTTAAGAACAACAAAGGAACTGAAGATAACCGAGTTCGTAAACTTGATTACTCCATTCAAATTTCTAAGTTGTTTTATGAGAGATTTATTCGTAATGAAGAAGTATCATTATTCTCTCCCCATGATGTTCCTGGACTTTATGAAGCATTTGGAACTGATGCATTCGATGAGTTGTATGTGAAGTATGAGAATGATCCTTCTGTAAAGAAAAAAAGAATCGGTGGTCAGGAACTCGTTCTTAATCTTCTAAAGGAGAGAGCAGAGACTGGTCGTATCTATATTATGAATATTGACCATTGCAACTCTCATTCTTCCTTCAAAGATAAAATCGAGATGAGTAATCTCTGTCAAGAAATTACTCTTCCAACTTATCCAATTCAACATATTGATGATGAAAATGGCGAGATTGCATTGTGCATTTTGTCGGCAATTAATGTTGGTAAAGTAAAGTCTGATGAGGAACTGGAAGAACTTTGCGATCTTTCCGTCCGTGGACTGGATGAACTGATCGACTACCAAAAGTATCCTGTAATATCCGCAGAACTTGCTACAAAGGCACGTAGATCCCTTGGAATTGGATATATTGGTCTTGCACACTATCTTGCCAAACTTGGGTATTCATACAACTCTCAAGAGGCTTGGGATGCTGTCCATGGTCTTTCCGAATCTTTCCAGTATTATCTCTTGAAGTCATCTAATCAACTTGCTAAGGAGAAAGGATGGTGTGAAAACTTTGGTCGCACTAAGTATGCAGATGGTATTCTCCCCATAGATACTTATAAGAAAGATGTAGACGAAATTTCATCAATTCCACTGCAACATGATTGGGAAAATCTTAGAGCATCTATCTTGGAACACGGTCTCCGACACAGCACACTGTCCGCACAAATGCCTTCGGAAAGCAGTTCCGTTGTGTCAAATGCCACAAACGGAATTGAACCTCCTAGAGCATACATGTCCATTAAAAAATCAAAGAAGGGTCCTCTCAAGCAGATCGTTCCTCAGTATGGTAGTCTCAAGAATAACTACACTCTTCTCTGGGACATGAAGAGTAACGAAGGATACATTAAAATTGTTGCTATGATGCAAAAGTTCTTTGATCAGGCAATTAGTGGTAACTGGAGTTACAATCCAGAAAACTATCCGGACAATGAAGTGCCAGTTTCTGTTATGGCACAAGATTTTCTAACTTGTTGGAAATATGGATGGAAAACAGCATATTATCAAAACACCTATGATATTAAAACTGATGAGGTAGTAGAAGAACCAAAACAAGACCTTCAATCACTTCTTCAAGAACTTTCTGGTGCTGAAGAGGAAGATTGCGAAAGTTGTAAAATTTGACTGGAGTAAATACTATGTGTGTGCTATAATTCAAAGAGATGAAAATTTCAATTTCTAAAAACAATGAATTATAAAAAAATATATAATTCTTTGATTGAAAGTCGTAAAATAAATTTCTCTGAAGAACTTGGTGAAATGCACCA